TGCTATTGGATTGCTGCCGTCATGATCGTCTCGAATCTGCAGGAACGGACCCAGAGCGCACAAGGCCGTTGCGATTTCTACATTATACTCTGGGTCTGCTGTGCCTAGTATTTCATCGGAAATCTTTTGTAAGATTGCCTCAAAGCGAGAGCAATCCGCCGTCCACTCGTCGTTCTCTTTGCACAAGGCGATCCAGTTCCCCTTCCCGAGTTCGTATGCCTTTTGTGTTTCGGGATTGACGGCATAGAAGATTGTGCCCATTCTTTTACCCGATCGCCAACGTTCCTGTATCGTTCACCGTCCAGCCGAAGGGCGCCAGGGAGGTGAGATTGATCTGCCCCTGTTCCACACTGCCGGCGGCCGTCACCGCAAGCGTGGCATAATACAGGGTTGCATCCACAAAGGCCGAGCCGTTCCAGTGTTGGCCGGTCATTTGGTCGAGCGCGGTTACGGTCACATTAAGAGTCATGGGGATCTCCTTTACGCTGCTACTCCGTACTGCTGTTTCAGTTCCCGCACCGTTAGCGGATTGCCGCGCTGGCTTACCAGGTCAGTCAAGTCCGTCAGTTTCCCTTGCGAGTACAAATCATATCTTCCGCGCCCCAACACTTCAAGTTGAAAATCTTTGCCCTGGGTCTTGAACCAGTCTTGATAGCTCAGCGAGGCGCTCACCTGCCCATTCATGGAAGCTTGTTGATTCCTTCTTGCCGTCGCGATCCGCTCCTCACTCCAGCCCCGGTCTCGCAAGTTCTGCTGAAAGAGCCGGTCCAGCGTCTGGCCGTCTGCTTGCTGAAGTGGGCGGCCACTCAATTCCTGCCATGACTTGGTTACTGGCACGGCCTGACTGCGACAGTTTGAGACGACAATGCCAGAGGCCACATACGAGCAATCGCCTTGTACTTCAAGGTCGAACACGCGGCCATTGTATGTCTGCACTTCCAGTGCTACGATACGATCATGCCCAAAGAAAACCTTTCCCATCGGATGCTCATTCTCACTGAACACATCACAAATGGTCATTCTCTCCGTGCTATCGAACGGAAACACAACCTGGCGAACGGAACCCTTTCCAGATACGCGAGGTATAACAACATCCCCACCAGATCCAGAAGAGAACAAGCTCTGGTTGACTGCGCTAATGGGAATAGGGTATTTCCTGCCGGTCAACAGCATTGGTCTTGGGGACTCACGAAAGAAACTCACCCCGCCCTGGCTGCCCATTCTGCCCGCATGATCGCCCATAATCCTATGCACATGCCCGGCGTTATTGAGCGCTCTGACGAGACTAAACGACGGCATGGGGTCTATAAAAGGATGAGCCAACGGCATAGAGGTAGCACCATCCCTCAGCATGTCCGACAAAAGATTGCGAAAGCCGTAGCGCCCCAATTGCTCCAGCGCCTCAGCCAGCGCGAGCAAATAATGCAAGCGGCCCTGGTCTTCGATTGTCGGTGGATCACGCAATATCAAATCGATTGCGCTATCCTCGACTTCGCGAGACCAGACCTCCTGATCGCCTTTGAAATCGACGTTGGGGGCCACAAGCTGAATCGCTCGCTTCAGCGCGATCTCGCCCTTGTCAATGCAGGGTGGACAATTTTCCGATGCCGCGCCGATAGGGGATTGACCACGAGTTACTACGGGAAACTTTTCCGTATTGCCGAAAAGGTATTCTCCGACTTTCACTGCCCCAGTGAATTTCCAGCCACGACCAGACACCAATACCGGGTGGTCATCAGATGCCCTGAGAATCCGACCGGATTCCGTGTGGATAATCCGAATGATCCCATCCTTGAAGTTCTGCGATCTGCACGCAGTAACGGCAGCAAATCGCCCGTGGTGCGTTAAAACCTGCTCACCGACTTTGACCCGCTCAATCGGCACGTCACCTCGGGCGGTGGTAATCAGTGTTCCGCTACAAATGGCGCGCCAGTGAATTCTTCCAGGGCCGCCGTCCCACGGCAGACTATGCCCGATCGGCTGCCCATCGAGCGTGTAGAGCTTGCGTGACCGCGGGATGCAGTACTCGATCGTTGTCCGCCCATCCAACACCGAGAGCCACATCACAGACTTGACCACATCGCTGTTAGCACGGAAGGTTGCGAGGCGCGTTTCTTGCGCAACGGTCGAAATGGAACTGTGAATGAGTGCCTCCGCCTGATAGGTCGGCACCTGCATAATCCCGTCCGTAAATCCGTTCTCGCGCGTGCCACGAACCGCACGGGTCAGGTCTGAGAGCGAATCCCCACGCAGCATACCCTGACGGATGATCTCCGAGAATCGCTGACTCAGGGCACCAGCCTGTTTCGCCCACCACTCGGCGCTCGGGGCGTTGTCAATCATTACGGTGCTGACCAGCGTGCGCAACTGCTGCGGAGACCACGCGACGGAGGCCACGTCAACGTCGATCGCGGTATTGAGCGCCCGCACTGTCCAGGTGGATTCGAGGTCTGCGAGGTCCTGCATGTTCGCCTGCTGGCTGTCGCGGATATCCCGATAGGCAAGGCGGATGGTCTCTCTGGCCTGTGAAAGCAAGGCGGTGAGTCGATCACGCCGAAAAGTCGTCAGGCCGGAGCGTTCCAGGTCGCGCACGAGGTCACGCTCAAGCTGCGTGAGGATGCGAAGCACTTCGTGCCGCTCGCCGGCGGTCAAGCGTTCCAGGGTGACCGCGCGCGCTAAGGTACTGTCAAGAAGATCAGAATTGACGGTCATTGTGGTAGTAACTCTAGGTCTCGCTTTTCCTTCCGGGCCTTTGTCTTAGCTGCATGCCACTTGGTTGTATCTCGGGCTTCTTCTCTTGTTATCTGGACAGTCTTTCGCGGTCGTCCAGGGGATTTTATTGGTAAATCGCTTAGTACAAGCGAACCATCAAGCAACCATCTTGCTCGCATATTATTCCTTCCTTCGGTGATCGCGCGGGAGAGGGTGCTCGTGAGGAGGGCATCATTCACAGAGTTCATAGGCTTGCTGTATCACCATGAGCGCACCCTGTTGGGTGAGCGAGGCCATCTCAATACATCCCAATTCCCTGTACAAGGGCAGTGCCAGAATGAGCGCGTGAGTTGCCTGCGTCAGGGGAGCATCTGTCGGCTCTTCTGTTACGTGTCCAGAAAAAAAATCCGCAAGGGCATGTGCAACCGATACGCCAGTATCACACTCCTCATCCAATTGTGTCTTTGCTAACGCGCAGGCACAAAAGACACAATTGGCGCCGTGGGTTTGCCAGTCAGAGGGCAGAGCCCCTTGGGTAAGAATTTTACCGGCGCGTGTCAACACCGCTTTCGCATCCAAAACAATATCACTTTCCGAAGACATACGTCCCCCCGTTTACTGCCCCAGCGCATCATTCACGCTGACCATGCCGGCTCCCAAGTCCCTGCCCAGCATCCACTACGGCTTCCCTCGAGTCAGCATAAAAACGCTCACACTGGCATTTGAGTTGTCGCGCACGAGGTCACGCGTTCACGCGTGACGGCACGCGCGAGCGTACTATCGAGCAGATGAGAATTGACATTCATGGTGCTGAGTACACCACAAGTCCATTTTCGGTTTTGATTTTCACGAGGCCACAGAGACACATCAACTGCGTAAGATGCAGCCACTGATCACGGGTGCGTTGTGGAAATCCGCCAAGAAGGAAAGAATCTCCAGTAGTAGGACAAAATCTCATCTTCGGTTTTCTGAAGGATCTTCTTGTCATTCCGTCGCTTCCCACCGTGCTCTTGAAATCAGAGAAAATACGGTCAAAATCTCTCTCGGTCAGCTCCCCATGTTTTCTGAGTATGCGAAGAACCACGAGCTGTTCGTGGGCATAGGCAGCGATGCCAACTTTCACTTTTTCCACTTCGGCCTCAGTCGTGGTTGGCATCTCCGCCTCGCATACGAGAGGAAATATTTTCCCACAGCTCTTCTTTTCCCATCCCCAGCCCTTCGTCTATGACAAAATTTAATACCCTATCAAATGCATCAATAATTTTGTTTCTCTCGCAAATGAGGCGGTCTGCCTCTTCCCTTATCACATACGTCACTACGTCTCCCTCACTATCAGCCACATCAACATGCACGCCGTTAGCATACTTCCCAAATATGAAGTAGCGATGAAAGTATATCTCAGCCCTTGTTTGGCTCATTGCAATTTTCCTCTTACTGCCCGATGGCAGAATCGTGCTCCCGATGATAGATCGGTCCAAGAATGAAGATGATCGAATACCCTGTGCTCTCAGTACGACCCTGCACGGAGAGAAAATACCCCAGGTCTTTTTTCCGTTGCTTGCGTGAGATTGCAACGATCTGTTTCTTTCCTGCCTGCTTATAGTGCATCCTATTGTCCGAAGGCATCCACCCCCGAGATATTCCCCCGCACGCCGACACTTAGCGGCCGGGGCGGCGGCTGCCCCGGCTGGCCCAACGGCTGCTGATCCAGCGGCAATGCCGGGCTCGTTGGCGTGACCGTCTCGGCATCAATCAGCGCCTTCTCATCCGCAATGGTCCGGTCTTCCGGCATGACGCCACCGCGCTTGATATTATAGAGCAGGGTGTCACGCGACACCGCCCGCATCATCCAGGAATTTGTCAAGGCAATCAAATCCTGTGGCGAGAGCCGCTGCTCGATAAACTCATCGTTGATCTTCACCTGCACATCAGTTTCGTCATAGTTCGACCACCAGACCAGCCACTTCAGTGCCTTGGTGAACGCCAGGCTCGATGTGTTGGCGATATTGCTCAGCACCGAGGCCCGGCCTGACTGCCGCAAGCGGACCGTCTCTGCCGCTTCGACGCCTTCCTTTGCGTGTTCCAGCAGTTCGGCGCCAAGCCGTGCCATCTGGTTCTCACCACTAGTGAGGCTATCCTTGATCGCCCCGATACCATGCCCGGAAAACTCCAGGTAGCCGGCCTGGTCGCCAGGATTGAGCAGCCATGCGGTTGTGCCGCCGATCGCGAGCACGTGTTGACGGTCTGTCGTCGATACCCAGGGTTGCGGCAAGGAGGTAAAGTGTAAGGCATTTTGATAATCCGCCGCAGTCCGGTAATGCGTGAGGTTCGTATTGGCCAGGTCAAGCAGCGGCGGGATCTCTGCCGCTGGCGTCAGATCCGTCACCCCATCGAAAAGGAAAGGAATAAAGTCGAGTCGCTGATTGAGGCGTGTCGGTGCAAACTGACTGCTCAGTACCCATTCCTTGTCGCCTTCGTTGTAGACAAAAATCCGCACGCGGTAGAAGCCGGACTCGTCCAGATCCAACACGCGATAGATGATGCTCTCCGTCACACCGAAGCCGTCTGCGTCAATCGTTTCCTGGGTCTCTTCCAAGACGACCAGCGTCAGTTTTGTCACCCCGCCCGTTTTCACCTCGCGCCAGTTGATGATTGATTCCGCGTTGTAGCCGCACAGGTAGCACTGTTGATCGCCATCCTGCGGCATATCGACCAGAATGCCGTAGCGCCCGGTGATAAGGATTTCCCGCAGAGTCTTTTTAATGAAGGTTTGGAGAGGGACGCCAGAGAGGGTGATATTCTCTTCCCAGCGCTCTTCCTGGGTCTGCTCGAGGGAGGAACCCGAGAAGGTCTTCGGTGCATCTTCCGTCGCGGGGTCAAACTGTTCCGCCCCGGTCGGTTGCTTGCGCCACTGGATAACCGGCGGCTGGCGGAAAATGGCGCCATGTAGTCCGTCAATCGTGCGGCCCGTGCCATTATAGTAGTCGGCCCGATCGAGAAAGCGCTTGTAGTCCTCATGGCTTTGTCCGCTCAGGCGCGGCAGGTACAACGTCGCTCGGAGCTTGATCGTGTCCTCTCCTTCTTCGCAATCGCGGACGCGGCTCCAGAGCGGGAGCATCTGGATATACTGCTTGTGCTGTGAGGTGACGCCTGGCATGGGGGCCTCCGTGATCGAAGGCCCACGCAAGGGGCACTAAAAGGAACATGAATTACACTCCCTGTATCCGGGCTGTGCCGATCTGCCGACGCGGGGACATAAGTCTGTAGCGTGTCGCATCGTAAATATGATCTTCTGCCCCGGTATCGACATCGTCGGGATTTCGCTCATCAC